AAAAGGTAGGGGGCTTGATTGCAATCGCATATCAGGAGGAATTAAAAACGTATATTTTGGAGTTTACGACCAATTCAGTCCACTTCCTGTAGTAGCTTCAGGGGAAGTAACAGATATAGAAATGGGTGCTAATACCCTATACAGATACACTACTCCTCTAGGAGTGGCAAGTCTTTCAGAAACAATTACAGGAAGTAGAGAAAACGGAACAATTTTTTATACTCCTACAATTACAGTAATTCTTAACAGACTTACAAAAGAAGACCAAAATCAAATTAAATTATTAGGGCAAACTAAATTAATAGTATTTGCAGAGTTAAACGCAACTTTAACTAGTGGTAATAATGTTATAGTAGCATTAGGGGTAACTAATGGAATGGAGCTTAACGCAGGTACTGAAGATAGTGGTGTTTCATTTGGAGACCGTTCAGGTTATACTCTTACATTTGACGGTTTAGAAAATGAGCCGTTTCCAATGGTTGCAGATTACACTACAGTACCATTTGACAATGCAGCATTTACAATGGGAACAATCGTTACATCTTAGTAGTTTTCTTATATATTTCTTGATTAGGGTGGGCTTAGGCTCACCTTTTTCTTTTTAAAGCAAATAAATATAACTTATTTCTATTATATAACAGACAAACTAACTATGATACAAGCAATAACAGAAACAGACATAAAGATATACGTGCAAACTGAGGATAATCGTATAGACACTTCTGTAGCTTCTACTCAAATAAGGCATTTAGTTAAATTCACAAACGACTTAGATAAGTCTGTCTATTATGCTTATGGTAATACTGAGATTATAAAAGATAGATATACTAATATTAATATATCTTACGGAACTACACCTAATATTTATACAGGAGTTGTAAAGTTATTTCCTGCGGGATATTATAAGTATGAAATTTATGAGGTTAGTTGGATTGGAACAGTTACAGTTAGTTCAGGTAATGCACCTGCAACAGAAGATGATGTTTTAACACCTGCTGCTTCTACTAAAGGAATAGTTCAGGGATTAGTAACTAAAGGCAAAATGTATCTAGCAGAAAAAGACGGAACGCAGCAAGTTCAGTACACTCAAAGAGAAGCACCAACAGAAACGAATTATATATATTACGGACAATAAAATAAAAAAAATGGGAATTAAAAATACACAAGCTTTATTAAGCGAACAATTAGGACAACTAGGAGGTGTAGAAATATTTACAACAGCTGCTCAAACAAGTAAAGATTACTACGCAATCTACTTTGTTGAAGAAAGTGTAATATCAGCATTAACAATGACGAATTCAACAGGTTCAAGTAATTTACTTACAACAGTACCTGCGGGAATGACGTTATTCGGAAAGATAACAGCAATCACTTTGACTTCAGGTTTAGCAATAGCTTACAACAACTAATATGAAGTTAGCACTAGGAATGTCTTTACCTTCTAGTAATAAAGGAGGATTAACACCTGTACAAAAGCAAGTAAATGACTTTAAGGCTAGAGTTATTGCTGATGGAGGTGTATTTGAAGCTAAGGCTTGTTTAGAAGCACAATTAACTAATTTAAGTAATATAGCATGAGTTTATTAGATGATGTAAGTATTGTAGTAACTCCTAATGGATATAAGGCAGGAGAATTGTATGCAGTTATTCCTGTACCTACTGAGGGTTCTGAAGAAATTGCTACTCCTGATTTTTCTAGTAGTACAGGTTGGAGTTTTACTAATAGTGGTGGAAGTAATGGTTGGATAATAAATGCAGGTAGAGCAATATGTGATGCAAGTGCAACTACTCCTTATAGAAATCTTAATAGTACATTTTCATTAGTTAATGGCAAAAGTTATAGATTAATTATTGACATTTTACAGTCATCAGACAATATGAAGATTGTTATCGGTGGCACAACATTAGCAGAAACTTTACCAACAGGAACTAACTTAAATTATGAATATTTTATACCTGAAGCAGCACATAGTGGAGGTGGTTTTACAATTTATGCAGGTTCAAGTGATTTGCAAGAAATAGACAACGTATCAGTAAAAGAATACACATCAGCAGATATGGACGTTACTAGAGCAACTGCTGCTACAAGAGTAGATGAAGATGGTTTAGTAAATTATGCTGAGATTTTAGGTGGGGAAGAAGTTACGAATGGAGATTTTGCTACTGATTTAAGTGGTTGGACAGGACAAGCAGGTAGAGGGAGTTATGCTTGGGATAATGGTAAGGCAAAAATAACTAATGATGATACTTCAGGCTACCCTAATTTAAGTCAATCAGTAACAACAGTTTCGGGAAAAGTTTATAAAGTAAATGCAACAGTAGAAATAGGCACTGCTACCCTTACTGAAGTTAGGGCTTATAGTGGTGGGGTTTTAGGTAGTCAGCAATTAAATACAGACGGGACTATAGATTTTACTTTTACAGCAATAGGTACGTCTTTTACTTTGCATTTATATTTATTTGAAGCAGGAAATACGGGTAATTATTGTTTCTTTGACAACATATCAGTAAAAGAAGTTACAAGAGATAACGTACCTCGTATAGATTACACAGGAGGAGGTTGTCCACATATATTAGCAGAACCACAGAGGACAAATCAGTTTGTACAATCAAATAATTTTAATACATCTTGGACTCAAACGAGTGTTGATGTTGCAACTGACGTAATTACAAGCCCTATAAGTGGCGAATTAGCTGATAGCGTAACTGCAACTACAGCAACTGCACAACACAGAGTTCTTCAAACCCCCGCATCTACAGGCATAGGTACTTTCACTATGTACATAAAGCAAGGCGAATTAAGTCGTATATGTATTCATTTTTTAGGAACTAACAAGGCTGTTGGCTTTGATTGCAGCGACAACACAACATTCGCAGCTACAGGGATAGCTTCTTACCCTACAAGATATGCTATCTCAGATTTTGGGAACGGATGGAGTAAGTTAGAGATGTATGACGTAGGCTCAACAACAAGAGTAGACATCTATATTGCAAACCCTACTGTTGGTGGAAACAATGCAGTATGGACGGGAGATGGAACAAGTAAAATTTATTTTGCTGCTGCACAATTTGAATTAGGCTCTTACGCAACATCATACATTCCAACATCAGGAAGTACAGTAACAAGAAACCAAGACATCTTCACAAGAGATGGTATAGGTAGTTTGATTAATAGTACAGAGGGGGTTTTGTTTATTGAGATGGCTGCTTTAAGTGATGATTTAACTTTTAGAGTTATGTCAATAAGTGATGGTACTAATAATAATACTATAAAAGTAGGATATAGAAACAATACAAATGCAATATATGTTGAAGTAAGAAGTTCATCGGTGGGGCAAGTTTTTTGGATTTATACGGCAACCGATATAACTGATTTTCATAAAATAGCTGTAAAATATAAAGTAAATGACTTTTCTTTATGGATAGATGGAACTAATGTTCTAAATGATACTAATGGGAATACTCCTATAGGTTTAAGTAAGTTATCGTTTGATAGAGGGGATAGCTTTACTTCTTTATTTGCAAAAGTAAAACAACTACAAGTATACGATACAGCACTAACAGATACTCAACTAGCAGCTTTAACTTCATAATATGAATATATATAAATTACAATACGACACAAAAGCAGAAGGAGATGCTGACTTACTTGCTAAAGGTACTTACGAAGTAATAACTGAAGAAGGAGTTACTCAAGATGTTTACAGAAATGGTACACAGGCTATCGTCTTTTTAAATAAGATAGTAGAGATACCTGCAACTTATGATAAAGATGGTAAAGAATTAACTCCTCCTATTTATTATGATGGAGTATTTTACGACCTAATGACTACAGAAGAATTTGACTTTGGAATACACGAGTTATTTCCTGTAAATTGTGTACATTCGTTCTTAGGTTATGAAAAGAACGCAGAAGGTACAGATGTAGACCCTGATGAATTAATAATAGAATAAAATGGATAAAATACTTAGTATAAATTTAGAAACATCAACAGCTCCAATAGTACAAGAAGTAAGAGGAAGGGACTACATAGAGTACGGAACAGAAGATTGGAGAAACCTTTACCCTCAGTTCTTAATTGACTTATATTACAATTCTAGTACACACGCTGCAATTATAAACGCTACAGCTGAAATGATAGCAGGAGAAGACTTAGTATGTGAAGAAGATGATACTAATTTAGAAAGTTACGTAAAGCTTAAGAAGTTTTTAAGACACGCTAATTCTAACGAAAGTTTACACCAAGTAATAAAGAAAGTAGCTTTTGATTTTAAACTTCAAGGAGCATACGCTTTGCATATTGTGTGGAATAGAGAAAGAACAGAAATAGCAGAGGTTTATCACGTACCTGTAGAGCGTGTAAGAGCAGGAAGACCAAATGCAATGGGTAAGGTAGACTGTTACTATATAAGTGCTGATTGGGCAAACACTAGGACTAATAAACCATACCCTATTAATGCTTTTAATGTAAACGATAGAACTTCAGGAAGTCAGTTACTTTATACAGGTGCTTACAGTCCTAATATGGATTGCTATCATACACCTGATTATTTAGCAGCTAACAATTGGTGCTTAGTAGACCAAAAGGTTGCAGAGTTTCATTTAAACAATATAGAAAATGGATTTAGTGGGAGCTATTTTGTTTCTTTTGCTAATGGTATTCCTACGCAAGAGGAAAGAAGACAGATAGAACAAAGTTTAGTAGAGAAATTTACAGGAGCTTCAAACTCAGGAAAGTTTATTTTAACGTTCTCAGATGATAAGACTAGAACACCTGAAATAACTCCTATAAGCGTTTCTGACGCTGATAAGCAATACTTAGCACTACAAGAGCTATTAGTTCAAAACATACTCACAGGACACCGTGTAACGTCTCCTATGCTTATGGGAATTAAATCTGACACAGGTTTAGGCTCTAATGTAGATGAACTTAATGCAGCAGGGAATTTCTATTTGAATACAGTTGTTAAGCCGTTCCAATTACATATCTTAAATACTTTACAGACTATATTTTCAGTAAACAATATGGACTTACCTGTTCAGTTTGTTCAATTAAAACCTATTACAGTAGAATTTACTTCAGAGGACTTAAAAGGAGTAATGACTGAAGACGAGATAAGAGAAGAAGTTGGCTTGAAGCCTTTAGCTGATGTAGAAGTAAGAGAAGATTTTGCAAGTGAAAAGACAGAGCTTGATAAATTTATTGAAGAATTTGGGGAGGAAATGCCTGAGGGTTACGAAATAATTTCAGAAGAAGAAGCAGAAGAAGAAATAGAAGACTTTGACTTTGAAGCTGAATTACATTCTGAATATTACGAATTTGCTAGTACAGGTTCTGCTTACCCAAACAGAAAGTCAGGACAAGACCAAAAGAGTAAACAAACTGAATATGTAGATGATATATACAGGGTTCGTTATAAATATACAGGAAGTTTAACAGGTGAAAGGGATTTTTGCAGAAAAATGACAAGCTCAAATAAAATATATCGTAAGGAAGATATTATTGCTATGGGTAGAAAGGCAGTTAATCCGGGGTGGGGTAAAGGTGGTGCTGCAAAATATAGTATTTGGAAATGGAAAGGCGGCGCACTATGTAAACATAAGTGGTTCAGAATTATACTAGTACAGGAAGGTAAAAGACCAAAAAATTCAGACAAAATAATAACATCAACAGAAGCAAAAAGCAGGGGTGTAAAATTACCAAGAAACGCAAAAGAAGTTTCTGTTGCACCTCACGATATGCCTAATCACGGCTTTGTGAACCCTGAATTGATTGCTAAATATAAAAATGTAACATAATGGCATACGTATTATTCATATCAGAAGCTAAGCTGAAAGACAGCACAGCAATAAACTTAAATGTTGACCCTCAAATCTTGTTACCTTATGTGTTACAAGCACAGCGTATTTATATAGAGCCAAAACTAGGAACAACACTTTACCAAAAGCTAGAAGCTGAAATAACAGCAGGAACTTTAACAGGGGCATACAAGACTTTAGTTGATGAGTATATAGGCGACTGTTTACCTTCTTGGGCGTTTCATATGTGTATTCCTTATTTACGCTTTAAAACGGAAAACGGTAACATCTATTCTAAGACTTCAGAAACAGGAAATGCTTTAAGCACAGAGGAAGCTCAACACCTTAGAGAAGAAGTAAGAAACAATGCTGAATACTTTACAGAAAGAATGATACAGTATATCACTAATAATATAACTCTTTTTCCTGAATACAATACTAATAGTGGGGCTGATATTTCACCTGACCAAAATGCTTACTATAATGGTATGAACCTTGAAAGACCAATGAGACAGGGAACTAAACTTACATTGAGAAACTTTTTAAACGCTTCTGATTACTCATAATGAAAAGACACTATAAACCGAAAACTAAAAATGTTACTAAGTTAAAATC